TGATATTCGAGAATGGTTTTTCATAGATGACACGCACAGGTCGGCGCAGTACAGCAAATTTATGACACAGCTCTATTCGTTTAAGATAAACGGCAAAAATAAGAACGATGATGCCGCCGACAGCGCAGCGCAACTTGACGACGTTTTGTTGCATTCACCTACGGCAACAATCGAAGTTATCGACCGCCCGTTTTAACTTCGTAATTTTTACAAGGTTTTGGGTAAGTTTTGTGTATGTTTTGGATAAGCTCGTAACTCTTTATACAATATTTTGTATCTTACAAACAAGTTGTGAGCAAGATATTGACAAATAAAAAGTAGGTTGTTAAAATTAAAAATAATAATTGTTGAGGTAAACAATGGCTATACAAGGAAATGTCGTTTCGACGGGGTTTTATGGTCGAAAGGTATTGACAACTGAATACTCGGAAATAACGGCTGACAATATTGTTACAGTTTTGCACGACGTTTTGCCGACTTTTGAAGCGAATGTCGCACAAATAAATTATCTCTACGATTACTACAAGGGTAAACAGGCAATTCTTAATAAGTCAAAAAAAGTCCGTCCCGAAATCAATTTTAAAATAACTGAAAATAGGGCGAACGAAATTGTATCTTTTAAGAAGGGCTACCTTGTCGGTGAGCCTATTCAGTATGTACTGCGTGAAACGGATGAAAACTTAGTTGATGGCGTACACACCTTAAACAACTTTATGTTGTTTGAGGACAAGGCGTACAAAGACACACAGCTTGCAAAGTGGCTTTATGTCTGCGGCACGTCATACCGAATGGTTCTGCCAAACCCCAAACCTGTACTCGGCGAGGACGATTCACCTTTTAACATTTACACGCTAAAACCTACTTCGGCGTTTGTTATATACAGCGACGATATAGAGGATAAACCGCTTGTGGGCGTTAAGGTGTCAATTGATCCTGCCGACGGCACTAAAACTCGTAAGATGTATCATTGCTATACAGCAACTGATTACTTCTTAGTTGTGGACGATACGATTATACGGCACGAAAAACATATACTTGGCGGTATTCCTATAATCGAATATCCTGCAAACGACGAGCGACTTGGTGCTTTTGAAATTGTGTTGCCTTTATTGGATGCAATAAACATAACATCATCGGGACGAATAGACGGCTTACAACAGTTTGTAGAATCGTTATTAAAGTTGGTTAATACGGATATTTCCGATGAACAGTTTGATGAACTCCGTGAGAAGGGTTGTATTAAAATTAAAGATACAAACGGTACGGCAACAGTTGAGTATTTAGACCATGAGCTTAACCAAACACAATTACAGGTATTGGTGGAATGGGAGTACAATGTAGTTCTTACAATTGTCGGAATGCCCAACCGCAACGGCGGTTCGTCCACTTCGGACACAGGCGCTGCCGTTATAATGCGTGATGGGTGGAGTGATGCCGAAGCGAGAGCGAAGGAAGACGAAGCAATTTTTAAAAAGAGCGAAAGCAATTTCTTAAAACTTGTACTCGGCTACTGTCGTGCGCTCGGTTGTTTATCACTCGCCACCTGTTGCGTTGACATCCGCTTTACACGTCGTAACTACGAAAATATCGAGCAGAAGTCAACAGTACTTTGTACGTTGTTGGCGAGCGGTAAGGTTCATCCCAAACTTGCCTTCGAGATTTGCGGCGCATTTACTGATCCTACGCTTGCATACGAAATGAGCGAGCAGTATATTAAGGAACAGCAAGCGTTGGCGGAAGCTCAGGCACAAGCGCAGACGAACGCCGATGACGGCGGGGGTGCGGGTGATGGCACAGCTTAATGCCGAAAGGCTTAAATCAATTCTCTGCGACGACAAAACAATCGAAACCTTTTTAAACTGTTTCCGAAACGGAAAGACTTGCGAAGTAAAGATTGAAAACGGCAACGTGGTCGTGGTAGGAATCCAACGTAAAATCGAAAATAAAACGCCTGTCATCGGATAGGAATTAAGAAAAGTCATAGGACTTATGAATGTACCAAAATTGGTACGTTTGTAAGCCCTATTTTTTATTGTCAGAGAAGACTTAAAAACGCAAGCGGCAGAGAAGCCGTACAAAAACGCAAACTACGTCACAGAAGACTATAAAAGACAAGGAGTATTTAAAATGGCAAAAATTGATGTAACCAAACTCGAAGGCTATGCGGCGATGTCCGCCGAAGACAAGTTGAAAGCACTCGAAAATTATGATTTACCCGATACAGACCTTTCGGGTTATGTAACCAAAGCATCTTTCGACAAATTGGCGACTGAAACCGCTGAATGGAAGAGGAAATACTATGACGGACTTTCCGAAACTCAACGTAAAACCGAGCAGGCAGCGGAAGAGAAAAAGGCATTGGAAGAGGAAAATAAAACCTTGCGCCGTAATGCGACCATTGCAGACAATACTGCAAAATATCTCTCTATGGGATATTCTCAGGAACTTGCAACCGAAACTGCGACCGCCTTATCGGACGGGAATATGGACGTGGTATTTGCTAACGGTAAAAAGGCTATCGATGCATTGATTGCAGCAAATAACGCTAACAATCTCAAACAGACACCTCGACCTGACGGCGGGAATGGTCGAAGTGAAGTAACAAGAGAGCAGTTTTTAAAAATGGACTTAGATTCAAAACAAAAATTTGCTCGTGAAAACCCGTCGTTATTTAATTCATTCATGGAGGAATAATTTATGCCCGAACTTAATCACACACATCAGGTGTATGACAACTCTGTATTGGCGATAGAGATTGAAGACCAGTATAACTCCCATGTCGATTTACTTCGTTTCGTAACAGTAGATAAATCACTTGTAGGAACGGCAGGCGACAGGAAGCACATTCGTAGATACAGAGCTACCAACGGCACACAGCAGCTTGAAATGGGACAGGGTAACACCAAAAACATTGAAGTACGCTATGCCGAGGAAGATTACAGAATTTTGCTTTTGCAAAACAGATTCCCTTACTATGACGAGGAAGAAATGAGAGATCCCGAAGTGGTAAAGGTAGGTGTTAAGCATATGGTAACCGATATGTTTAATGACTCACAGAAGCGTATCACCAACGAATTTGCAAAGGCAACACTTTCAGTCAACTGCACAGCTTTCAACTTCGATGCATTTGTCGATGCTGTTGCGCAGTTAGATTTACCCGCAAACGACAGCGAGAGAGAAAGTATTGAAGTATTTGCGTTTGTAAACCCCGACCAAACCGCCGAACTTAGGAAAGTACTTAAAGATGACTTGAAGTATGTCGAGTCATTCGTTCGTACAGGCTATATCGGTACTGTTGCAGGTGTAAACCTTTACAGCAAAAAGGATGCACCCGCAAACTACATTGTAGTTGCAACAAGACAAGCCGTAACCTACTTTGTTAAGAAGGGTACAGAGGTTGAACAGACAAGAGATGTCAATACCCGTTTGAATACAATCTATTCCCGCAAGTATTTCCTTCCCGCTCTTACAGACGAAACGCAGGTTGTTCGTATTGTCAAAGGCGCAAGCAACAAGGGTGCGGCAATTACTACAACCGAGCTTGCAGGCGGCAAGGTAGGAACTGAATATTCAGGTTCTGTAACCGCAACAGGTACAGCAACAATTACATATGCAATTGAGCGTGGCGAATTACCTGACGGACTTGAACTTGCAAGCGATGGCAAGATTACAGGTACGCCTACAAGAGTCGGCATATACGAATTTACTGTTGTTGCCGAAAACGCATACGGCGTAAGCGCACAGACTTTCACCGTAGAAATCAAAGCCTAATCTCCCTATAAGAAGGTAAGCAATATGACAGACGACGAATTATTGAAAATGTTGAAAATTACAAATGGCGATGATGAGGACGACACGGTATTGCTTACCTATCTTACTATTGCTAAGAGTGAAGTTTTAAAAAGGCTTTACCCTTTTGATAGGACTAAAAGAGAGATACCGCACGACTACTGTATGAATGTAATCAATATTGCAACGTTTTTAATAGGTAAGCGTGGCGCAGAGGGTGAAACGGAACACACCGAAGGGGATGTTAAGCGTGTTTATGCGAACGCAAATATACCCGACGAAATGTTGTCCGATATAACGCCGTTTGTGGGGTGAGCTATGAAACTTTTGAATAAAAACAAACGCTCATTCTACTATGCGACCTATGCGGGTATAGCTTCCGTTAAGGACGACAAAGGTTATGATACAGGCGAGCATAAGGTAACTTACAATAAGCCGCAGTTGCTTAGAGGGACTTTCCCGACAGGCTCAGGTGAAATTGCATCTGCCGTGTTCGGTATGTATAAGGACTATGACGGCGTAATTATCTTGGATAGTAAGCAATGCCCTGTAACCGATACGACGATACTGTTTATTAACTGTACGCCGCAAAAAGATGAGCAGGGCAATTACCTGAACGACTACGTTGTTAAAAAGGTCGTACCTTCCCCGACAAAATCGAATTGGTATGTAGCAATATCAACGGTGGGGGCTAAAAAGGTATGAAACTATATGCAACGCTCGGTAATTTGTCTAAGGTTATTAAGCAGTTGGAAAGCTACCAAAAGAGCTTAGACGAACGCAAAAAACGTTTTTTGGACGAAGTTGCAAAACTTGGTGTGTCTATCGGCGAAGCAAACTTCTCGCAGATACAATATGACGGCGACACGTCGGACTGCCGAACATATAGCGAATGGGTGGATAACGATACAATTAAAATCGTATTTCAAAGCAACGCTATTTTGTTTATCGAGTTCGGCGCAGGTGTTCATTACAGCGACAGTACGGAGCTTCATCCGTTGGCGGACAAGTTCGGCTACGAGCGTGGCGAATATGGTTATGGTAATGGTAAGCGTGATTGGTGGCTTTACAGCGGCGAAGGCGGGACGGAGTCAACCTCTGTCCCCGGTATGAAAATTACACACGGCAACCCCGCAAACAGGGTTGTTTACAACACAGCAAAAGAATTAAGGGAAAAGATTTTGGAAATAGCGAAAGAGGTGTTTAGTTTTGATTGATATAGAAAATATCGTAATTACTCAACTGAATAATGCGCTGACTCCGAAATCTTTAACTATATCGAGTGAAGACTTGCCGAGTGATGCGAAATTTCCGTACATTTATGCGATTGAGGGCGATAACTACATTAAGACGAGCGCAATGGACTCGTCGAATGAAGAGTTTGCAACAAACGTAATGTACGAAGTTAAGATTTATTCTAACAAGGCGAGCGGCAAAAAAATCGAAGCAAAAGAATTTGCCGAAATTATCGACACCGCTATGCGTGAAATGGGTTTTTTGCGCACGACAAGACTTCCACAATTTTTAAATAACGGCAGTATCTTTTGTTACATTCTAAGGTACAAAGGTATTGTTGACAAAAATAACAACATTCATTGGAGATGATATTATGGCTAATAAAACAGCAAGTACAATGCCCACCAACACATCTATGTCATATCTCGATATGAAAAATGAAGAGGGTGAGTATGAAAAACTCATAGATATTAAAGATTATCCCGACGATCCCGAACCCGAAACGCTCGATACGACCACATTGTCTGACACAATGGAAACGAGCATTCCCGGTATTGATTCGGGCGATTCCCGTGACTATACCTGCAACTACATAAAAGCCGACTACGACCGCCTTAAAAAGTTGGAAGGCACGGAACACGAATACAGAGAACGTTTCGGCGCAGATGGTGAAGACGGTGCATTTGTGTTTAAGGGACAGCACAGGGTATTGAGAGTAGGTAAGGGCGTAAATGAAGTAAGAGAGATGACATTGAAAATCTATCTTTCCGAACCCATTACGTCACAATCATAAATAAATTAGGGAGATTAGCACCATGGCAAAAACAATAACAATTAAACACAACGGAATGACATACACATTGGAGTTTACTCGCAACTCAATCGAATTGATGGAAAAACAGGGTTTTCTACTTAAAGAACTCGAAGCAAAACCTATGTCGAACCTTCCTCGTTTGTTTGCGGGCGCATTCATAGCACACCACAGCAAAGTCAATGCGGATGTCATAGATAAGATTTATCTTAAATGCAAGGACAAGCAGGGACTTCTCAAAGGGCTGTTATCAATGTATAACGAAACGATGAATGTTCTTATGGACGATCCCGAAGGTGATGACGAGGGAAACGCCGAGTGGACGGCGAATTGGTAAATAACGATTCCCCGTCCGAACCTATAAGGTACAGTACGATTTTTCACAGAGAATTTTCAAAATATCTCGTTCTCGGAATGAGCTACGATGAGTTTTGGAATTACGACTGTACCCTTGTAAAAGATTATAGGGAAGCAGACAAATTAAAGCAAAAACGAATGAATGAGCGGGCTTGGCTACAAGGTATGTATGTTTACGATGCTATATGTGATGCTTCCCCGATTTTAAGGTCGCTCGCTAAACGTGGTACAAAGCCGTTCCCTTATCCCGAAAGACCATATCCGCTATCCGAAGAGGAAGCGAACGAGCGGAAAGAAAAAGAACGTCGGGAACGTTACGAACGGCATAGAGCGCAAATGTTGGGCAAACGAAAAAAATAAAGCAAAGGAAGGTGGAAAATGGACGATAACGAGCAAAATATTGATAGTCTGCAAATAGAAATTGGCGCAGCAGCTGACAATGCCGCAAAAGAACTTTCCACCCTCATAGACGGCTTAAAAGAACTCGATTCCTTAGGTAAAAAGAAGGGTATCGGAAAACTTTACGACAATATCGCAAAATTTAAAGATTTTTCGTTTGGCTCATTCCTTACCGAACTTCATCAATATCGTGAAGACTTGGAAGCAATAAGTGCCTTAAAAGGCTTAAAGCTAAATAATGTAAAAACTACTTTACCAACCGCAAGTAATGTACAACCTGTAAATGTACAGTCGACGGGTACAAATAATTTAATAACCGAACTCGACAGCACAACCGAAAAGGTAGAAGCGCAAAAGGAAGAATGGGAACAGCTTTCCTCAGTTGTTAAAAATGTGTACACGTTACAGGACTTCCTCGCCGAAGCAATGGATGACCTTGTTTATTCAGAGCAGAGAGTAGTTGAAATGGCAAAAGAAGCGGAAGCCACACTCGAAAAGAACCTAAGTTGTCTATTAGAGATAGGTGAAGCCGCAAAGAACGCTTTTACTTTACCCGAATACACGTTACAGGACTTCCTCGAGGATGAAGCTGACGAAATTAGGGAAGTAACCGCAACGGCAGAAACCGCCGAGCGTGTACTTGAAGAAAATATTAGTTGCTTTAATGAATTGGGTGAAGAAGGTACGTCGGCACTTGATAAAATTAAAGATGCATTTACAAAAGTACGAAAAGGTGCGGACGACGGCAACGAAGGCTTGACTAAATTTTTTGCTTCGTTGAAACGTATTGCCTTATATAGATTAGTCCGTTACGTCCTTAAAGAGATTACTTCGGCAGT